GAAGGTTTGTAATACTGTTGAACTAAAAACTCCTACTAACTCACAAATTGAACGAATTACTCAAACCTTATTTACTGATATTGATACAGATAATAAGAATAAAATCGTTAATTTTATTCAAGGAGATTTGAGAAAATTAAATAGTATTTATAATATTTATAAGGATAAACAAGATTTCTTTAAAGATGATACAATCGAAAAACTATTTCAAATTAAATCATATAATGATGACACAAAAAAAATAACTGATAAACTTATTAATAATTACTATAATATAAATGATCATAATAATATTATGAATGAAACTGATAGAACTAGTGTTGGTTTATTATGGCATGAAAATATCATAGATGTTATTGAAAAATACAATAAAAATATATCAGTACCTTTTTATATTAACCAATTAGACAATATTTGTTTCGCTGATTATATTGATAGAACCACATTTCAAAAGCAAATATGGCAGTTTAATGAAATGAGTTCATTAATAAAGACATTTAAAAATAACAAGTTATACCACGACAATTTTAATAAAAAACAAAAAAACAACATTACAGAGGTGCGATTTACAAAAGTATTAACCAAATACTCAACAGAATATAATAATTCATTATTTATCCAAAAATTGTGTCAAAAACTTGGCATGGACAAGAAGGACATATTTGGTTATTTTATTGATTTGAAAAATAAATATGATGATAATGAGATTTTTGCACTATTTGAAAATTATGAAATAACTAAATTGGATATTAATAGGATCTATCGATATTTGGAAAAATATACAAAAGAAAATGCTACTGGTACAATTGATAAGGAAATTGAAATTGAAAATGACGACGATGATGAAGCAGTCATGGAAGAATAAGTATTTCACATATTTGTGTATTAAAAATATAATATTTTACAAAATAATATTATATTTTATCAATTAATAAAATACAGTTAATAATTAAAAATCAATATTTTTATATTTAACGAATCAATACGTTACCTCCTTGTTTTTTATCCTTCATTTCCTTAATTAATTTGTCCCTCTTATAATTCCAAATCTCTAAAATATCATCACTTACAGTATTGTGTAAATAAGATATATAATGTTGAGGTGAGGTGAAAAAAAGTGTAGGCAACTTATACTTACCATTACACTCACCAGTTGATAATCTAACAGAAAAAAATAGGTCTTCGTATTTACTACCAACAGTATAATTATAATACTCGCCAGTCTCGGCATTTCTAATTCTAGACCCAACATCGCCACTAGTATAAACACCTATCTTCTTATCTTTATATGTAATAACACCCTTGCGGTCAATTGGTGCTAATCTATTAATTATATAAAAGTTCTTATCAGTTTGTTTAAATTTAGTTAACTCATTATTATCACTAGTTGATAAATTATCATTCTCGGTTTCCATAACGTTACTCATTTAAGGTAGTATACTATAATATATAGTATCCTTTTAAGTATGTTTTATAAATTTTATTATTATATATACAAATACATTATATTATATAGTTAATTTTGTTGCGCTATACAATTACGTTTAAACTGTATATTCTCAGTTATTAACTGCTTTATTTTATCCTCTAAATACTTAACCTTATCTTTTAGTTGATTATTTTCTATTGTCATCTCTTGAACTACTAATGATAATTCATCAACCTTACTTTGAACTGATTGTGAGTTTGCTCCATTAGATAACTTGTTCATCAAATTATTATAATCACTTTGTTGTTTCATCATTTTCTCTCTATCTTTTTTCATTTTAGTTAATTGTTTTGTAACATCCGGTTTATTTTCAGGTAATCCTGGAGAATAATCATCTAATAATTTATTTATATCTTCCATAAAAAATTTCAAAACATCAGGTTCCTTTACAATATCACAAGGCGTTACAGTCGTTTCCTTAATATAAGGATTTGGCATTTGTTTTAATAAAACTTTTTTATCAAATGAGTTATGATTATGTGAAAATACTAATATTGATTTGGTTGGGTCTAGTTGAACAAACGGAATAGTATAATTCTTTAAAAAATTCTTTTCTTCAGCTAGACACGCTGTTTCATCAAATTTTGTTTTAAGTAATAATTCTTTTCTAAATGCGAATGTTGCGGCTGTAGCGTGGTTTGGTCCATATGGTCCAACTTGAAACATCTTTTGTATATGTTTAAAATATATGTACATTATACTTGATCCAGCACATAATGCTTTGGGGTTTTTTAACAATGTTTCTACAGCGTGACTTACTCTATCTGGTGGATAATAATCATCGTCATCCATATAAATAATTATATCACCCTTCGCCTTTTCATTTGTTATATTTCTTTTAGTTCCTAATGATAATTTATTGTCATATTTAAAATATTTAACTTGGGGTATATGCGCTACTAAATCCTCAATTTTGTCTGTTCCATCGTCAACAATAATCCACTCCATTTTATCCTTTGGATATGTTTGATTTTCAAAACACTTGATTATGATTGGAATAAATGGACGTCTATTAAATGTCGGTGTACAAATACTAACAAATGGTTCTTTATCAAGTTTTATACTTTGTTTTTTCATTATTTAATAAAATACAAAATTATATTTATATTGTATTTTATTAAATTTTATTTATTTTTATTTTTATTTTTATTTTGTTTTTCGATTTAGTTTTTTAAGATCATTTACTAATTTACCTCCTCCAGATTGTTTACCAAAAACCATTTGATATAACAATCCATGTTTTTCTGTAGAGTCAACTGTTGTACAAACAGTTCTTTTTGCTTGTAACTCTTTTGCCACTGTAAAAGGCGTTAAGTTTTCTTCAATACTTCGTTTAAATAAATCCATATTTATAACTCCAAAATAAATACATAATATTCCGATAAGGAATACAATACCGTTTGTAACACCTAGATAAGTAAACGCTGCTGAAAGTACAAAAATACTAAAAATTACCATTATAGATATTTTATATACTTTCGCCGCTTCTCCCAAAACACTCAAATATCCAGCTGGTTTATCTGACATGAGTCCTGTATATGAGAACATTATTAAACAACAAAATGACGAAATTAAACCATCAATACCAATAAAAAATGGAGCAAAAAATAGTAATATAATTGATAGCATTATCACTAAAAATATACCCATACCGTAACCAAATGGTTGCGTCATTGTTACGTCCTCCCATACAGGTTTTTCACCCTTTTTCGTATTTGTATTTTTCTTAAAAAGCCAAGACATATTGTAAAACCATAAAAATAACCCATAAATACAATTACAAAACAATAATATACTTGATATTACACCTAGTATAAATGGTCCAAATAAAACTACTAATCCTTCAGGAGCGCCATTTAATGTATTAAAAGTGGAATTTATGAATTTAAAGTCAAAATATATTAGTGATTCAATAATTGAAATAAAATAATTCATTATATTATTTGAATCATAACTATTTTTATATTCACGTAAGGTTTTTAGAAGTTCAAAATCCGAATTTTCATCATAAGGAAATTTTAATTTAATCGATCTGGGATTATTCGCATCTGCGTATGTTTTAAATATATTTGTATCAATTGGCGTAACGGTTGGTTTAGAATCTGAAAAGGGAAAACAATAACCATCTGTAGGAAGTATATTTGATTGCGCTATTTTACAAATATATAAGGCATAAACACCAAAAATAAAATATATTACAATAAATAAAATTGTCACAAGTAAATTTGAACCAAATTTAGACCAATTTGGCGTATTGCTTGAACTAGTTCCTTCATTTTCCGCTTGTTTTTCATCAATTGCCGATGTATCGGATGTTGTTGTAGTATCTGACATAATTACTTATATTTAAATGATATAAAATATTTACACTATTGTTTATTTGCTAAAATACTTTTATAAAGTATAAGTTTTTATATTAATTAATAATATATATGGAAAATCAATATTATATATTATTTTTAGCAGTTATCTTTTTTATATTATTAGTTTCAATATTTAAATGGATAAATTATCTCTCTATAAACAAATATATTGTAGAATGTTTTCAACAGTTAAATCAAATAAACAATTCCACAAGTCATACTGTAGATTTACCCTTAACAACAACATATAGTTGTAGTAATTTCTGCGGTCCTACATCTAGGTGCGCTAAAACTGGTCAACAATGTTTTGCCGACATTGATTGCCCTGGGTGCCAACCTCAAATAAATAATAAATCGAACAATACTAAAACTACAACTAAAACTAATATTATAGGTGATAACGCTGCTGGAAAACTTACCTTTAGTATGACACCTCAATATTCCACTTTAACAACAGATATGGGAACAAGATCAATGACATTTTTGGATAAACAATTTTCAAAAACACCGTCACCTACATTTGGAATAAATACGTGGCGCGATGATTTTAATGCTGAACAAAAATTATTCAACAAAAGATATAAACCACCTTCTGATTTAAAATATATGCCTTCTTACCCACCTCGATACAGTGTCACAGGTGATTATTTAGAAGACGGACCATTAGCGTCTAATGCAACAATATAAATTATTAATTTTCTAAGTAGCGTATAATAATCCTGCGTTTCCACCAACAAAGATAACCATATTTACTCTCTCTTCCATGACATATAAATCATAATTATAATCATAAATACGCCATGTTGGTTTATTTACACCAATTATTTCTCCTGTATCTGGATTACAAATTGTTAAAACTTGTGCGTATGGATCAACAGGAGGATTAATAGTTACAAACTCAAACTCAATATTTGTAAATCTACTCATATTCATAGCACCTGATGGTTGTAATGAATATGGTGACGTATCTAAACAGAAATTATAGCAATATAATCCATTTGGTGCAAACCCATCTGTTCTAGTAAATTTTTCAACATAATTATATACTCCGGCAGGCAACATATTTTCTCTATATTGTCCATCCAACAAAATACCCATAGAAACCAGAATATTCTTCAAATTTTGTTGATTATATACACCCGTTGTCATTAATCCTGATAATGTTCCATCCGGATTTGTTCCAGGTCCAATTAATGGTGGTCCAAGAGGATCAGGATTTGAGTAATCACCTGCTGCGGGTGCCGGAGTAATATCTACTGGCATATAACTATATGGCCAATTTGTGTAATTTGACCATTCATTCCTCAAATTTACATCACTTCTTTGAAAATAAAACATCCAACTAATTACCATACCAATAGAATCAATTTGAACCTTATTTTGACCAGTAACATTATAATAAGGTCTTTCATATATTTGTTTAATTAAATATTTCTGCTCATTTTTAGCAAACAGTTTTGATTCATCATTAGAGAGAAAACAATATGTACAATTTAAATGTATATCAGCGTTCCAATTTGTTCTTGTATCGACATATGATGTAGGTCCCAATGTTTCATCTGGTGGAGTTTGTAAAAATCTGTAAAATTGCATGTAATATTGATTAAAGTTGGGTGCAACATATGGAAAATTATTTGTATAATCCATTACATCACGTATCTTAAAAATCTGATTAATCGGTTTAAATGTAACACTAATTTGAAGTTCATTATATTGTAAAGATACTAAAGGAAACGCATTTTGTGTTTTTAGATTAAACCAAGAACCTAATGGAATATACAATATTCTTCCCATAATAGATGGTTGAGCGCCAGCCGGATTAGATGTGTAAAAAGCATTTGGGTATGAATTCACATGAGTACCATAGTTTGCTGGGTCATTCATTTCAGGAACATTACCAGTCATTTCATTAAATAAATCGATTTTTTTACCACTAAAATCTCTTTGAACGGACGCCAAAATATAACGCCCTGAATATTCTTGTAATTTTTGATTACCACACGTAATCGTAATTCTATCAATCATTTGAGCGCCGAGATTATCTATCCATTTAAAACCATATGAAGCCCAATCGGTATATACAATAGATCCATCTGATTGAACAACTTCTTGAGGAGGAAAAATTGGACTCCAAATTGTCGGCATCGCTATAGAAACATAGCAATCCATTAATAAATCCGCATAGCGTTTCACTTTAAATACAAATGTGGACTCGGTTGTTAAGTTGAGTGTTGGTGTTCCTTCATAATCAAGACGAAAATTTTGTTTTCCGAAATTAGTATATTTTTTATAAGTTGTCTTCCAAAATGTCTTCTCAGGGTTTCCATTTAATATAATATTTTGTTGCCCTTCTGAAACCAAATTAAGTAATCCACCGCCCATATTTAATATATACTTATAAATATTATTTAACTAATTTGATTAATTAATATATTAATTTTAAAAATTAAAAATAGCATTAATATATTAGATTAATGTCATCAACAAATTCTACCGATTATTTAAGCAAAATAAAAAATATGGACCAATCATTTGTCATATATATGATCGCCACATTTATTTTCATCCTTTTGATATTTATGATTGTTTATATTATTAAATTGACTAAACTAGAAAGTTCAGAATGTGATTATATGAATACTTTATACCCTTCTGTTGATGGTAATATAAGACCTATTTCAGGAAACGATCCAGATTGTTCTGGTTGTTTATACGATTATTATATTAAAACAGCATATAACGCTTGTTCAGGTGGTTCTTACAAAAACGATTTTGTCGATGTTTGCAATTTAAAAGCAGTCATAAAACAAGGTGTTAGATGTTTAGACTTTGAAATATATTCAGTTGATGATAAACCCGTTGTAGCGACAAGCACGCAAGACAGTTACTATGTTAAAGAAACATTCAATTCTGTTAGTTTCGCTGATGTAATGAAAATAATAAATAGTTACGCTTTTTCTGGAGGCACATGTCCGAATCCAACTGACCCAATTATAATTCATTTACGTATTAAAAGTAATAATCAAAAGATATACTCAAAGATGGCCGCTATTTTTAAGTCATACGATTCTGTAATGCTCGGAAAGGATTATAGTTTTGAAAGTAACGGCACTAATTTAGGAATAACCCCATTATTAAAATTTCAACAAAAAATAATTCTAATCGTAGATAAAATCAATAATGCATTTTTAGAAAATAAAGAGTTTTTAGAGTATGTTAATTTAACAAGCAATTCGATTTTTATGAGAGCATACAATTATTATGATGTGAAAAATAATCCGGATATAAATGAACTGACATCATATAACATGAAAAATATGACAATCGTTTTTCCTGATAACGGATCAAATCCTTCAAACCCTAGTGGTCTTTTATGTAGAACATATGGATGCCAAATGGTAGCGATGCGTTATCAATATGTAGATAATTATCTTGAAGAAAATGCGTCTTTCTTTGATATAGCAAGTTATGCGTTTGTTTTGAAACCGCAGGCGCTCCGTTATGTTCCAGTGACAATTCCGGATCCTACACCCCAAAATCCCAATTATAGTTACGCTACACGTACTGTTAGTAGCGATTATTATAGTTTCAATACATAAAAACATTACATTAATTTAAATTAAATATGAGTTGATGTCAATATCATCAATTAAATATTTTTTTTTTATTTTATCTGCTAATAAAATATGTACAAGTGTTTTTTTTAATTGTACATTTTCCTTGATTTCATCAATAATAATTTTTAGAGTTAGTAACGGTTTCCAATTATCGTAACAATCATAAGAATCACAACATAAACACTCTTTATTTCGATATTTACGAAGTATATTTCTTTCACCTTTATCATTTATTCTTAATAATTCCATGTATGATTCACCATTATAATATATTTTTGGAGGAGTAAAAGGATATGATTCGTTAAAAATAAACCCAAATCTCTCTTTTCCTTCAGTAATTATCATTTCTATTTTATTAGAATTATTTGATAAGACTAAATTAGGGTAAATTTCATATAATGATTCACAATCCCGTGTAATTCGTTTAATATAAACTCCTTTAAACTGGGATAATAATTTCTTATTTGTTTCTTTTATATTTTCCATACAAATTATTAATTTACTAATTTTAAATATATATTATAATAAATATTCATATAATATATTTTATTCTTTTAATATATGAAGCAAAAAATATGTAAAGATTTAAATTTTAGTGATTGTGAAATGGCAATTTTACGTATGGCTGTAGATAAAGCAGAGGAAAAAATGGGTAAAAGAATTGTCAACTCTGAAGATGTTCAAAAAATAATAAATGTTGTTGAGGATTTTCTTAAAACGGAGGATTTAATATGTTATGGTGGAACTGCGATTAATAATATTTTACCCGAAGAAGACAAGTTTTATAATAAAGATGTAGAAATACCAGACTATGACTTTTTCTCTTACAACGCTTTAGAAAATGCGAAAAAACTTGCGGATATTTATTATAAAAAGGGATTCACTGAGGTTGAGGCGAAAGCAGGTCAGCATCACGGTACTTACAAAGTTTACGTCAATTTTATACCTGTTGCCGATATTACACAAATCCCAAAAGAAATATTTATGGCTTTGAAAAAAGATTCTATTAGAGTAGCGGGTATTTTATATGCGTCACCAAATTTTTTGAGAATGTCAATGTATTTAGAATTGTCGCGTCCTGCCGGAGATATAAGTCGATGGGAAAAAGTTCTCAAACGTTTGAGTCTTCTTAATAAAAATTATCCCTTAACCACTATAAATTGTAATGAAGTTGAATTTCAAAGAAGAATGTCTGATAAAGAAAATGAAGATGTAATTTACGAAAATGTTAAAAACACATTTATAAACCAAGGGGTTGTTTTTTTTGGTGGGTTTGCGATTTCTCTCTATTCTCAATATATGCCAAGACATTTACAAAGACGTTTACAAAAAATTGCTGATTTTGATGTGCTTTCACATGAACCTGAGACAACAGCGCAAATTGTAAAAGAAAGATTAAAGGATATTGGTATAACAAATTGTAAGATTATAAAACATGATCCAGCAGGTGAAATTGTCCCTGAACACTATGAAGTAAAAGTTGGCAAAGATACTGTTGCTTTTATATACAAACCAATTGCGTGTCATAGTTATAATGTGCTTTTTTTGAAGGGACAAAAGGTAAAGGTAGCAACAATAGATACTATGTTAAGTTTTTATTTGGCATTTTTGTATGTTGAAAGACCTTATTATAATGAGTTTTCAGAGAGAATATTATGTATGTCCAAATTTTTATTTGAAGTGCAACAAAAAAACCGATTAGAACAAAAAGGATTGTTACAAAGATTTAGTATAATTTGTTATGGACACCAAGAATCTGTTGAGGAAATGCGCGCTGAAAAGGCGGCGAAATATAAAGAATTAAAACAAAGCAAAAATAAAGCTCAATTGGATGAATGGTTTTTAAATTATAAACCTGATCAGGGAAAAACTCCTTTAGAAAAGGAAGTAAAGAGAGAAAAAAAGACAAAACCTAAAAAAAGTAAAAAAACTAAGAAGTCGTTTTTTGATTTTTATGGAAAAAAGACCAGAAAAAACAAAAAGGATTTATATTAAATAATTTAATACATTCTTCTCTATTATAAACAGTACGTTTCCAGTATTATGATAAAAATTTCGTGTGTTATTTTTGATAATATTTTATATAACATGGTTGTTTCAAATCCTATAGGTAATTGAGTTTTAACATATATTAAAAAATATGTCAAATAAATACTTAGTTTTTCAATTATTATTTTAATATAATTAAATCCTATATTAGAAAACGACCAATCATTTACATAACTACACATTTGTGTATTTGATTGTTTAATATAAAAATTATGTATATCTAATAGTCCAGAGAGAATCCGATGATAATTAGTCTTCTCATTTTTAACATTTAATAAATTTCCAATTTTATCATAACCAAAAAGATCCAGGTATAATATTTTTTTATTGGGTTCCACTGTAAAAATATATGGATTTATTCCGTCTATATACGCTTGTTCATAAAGCATTTCTCCATCAATTAAATAAGGAATGAAACACGATTTTATAATTGTATTCATAATTTCATCAATATCCTTATATTGCGTCTTTACTGTTTTTTTCCCCTTTTTTATATTATTATAACAAATATACAATTTTCCATTGACCTTTTCACAAATTTTATCAGGAATTTTCTCCTTTAAATGTTTTTTTAGTTCTTTTATTGTAGGTAATTTATATTTTGATTTAAATTCATTTTTAACAATATCATATAATTGTGGCATTGTATCCAAAGCATCAATAAAATAAAGAAATGCTACAACTGATCCAATACTACAACCAGATATTCTTTCAATTACAATAAAATTACGTTTTTCCATTTCTTTTAAAAAGTATAATGCACCTACCAAATAACTACCATTAAAAATACCGCCATCTAAAACTAAATCGATTCTTAATGGTGTTTTCGAATTCTTTAAATCATCTGGTAAATTATCAATTAATTTTATTACATATTCATTTATCATTATGTTTATATGTAATAAAATATGGTATTTTATATTTTTGTTTTATAACGTATTTTTACAATTTACAAGATATTTTAAATAATATTTAATTTTTTATTTTGTAAAAGTCTTTCGATAAATTTCTCTTCTTCTTTATGTGTCACATAAATATTGATTAGTTCCGCAGGTGAATAAAAATATTCGTTAATTTTTTCTAGAATACTTGGGTCAATAGTTTTTTCAAACAAATGATTGTAAATCTCTGATATAGTATTGCGACTAGCGTTATCCAATTTATGTGTAATATCTATTCTGCCAGGTCTTGTCAACGCCGAATCCAATTTTTCATACTGATTTGAAGTAATAATTAACATTCTTCCAGGTGTTTCACGAATACCGTCCCACAAATTTAAAATATCATCAAGTGTTATCGGTTGCTCAACACCGCTTATAGCGCCACCAGTCATAGTACCATTAATATCGCAAATTGTTTGTAAAACATCACTTACCTTTACTGTGTCGTTTTCAGTTTTAATTAGACCTTGTAAATTTGTACTACTTACATTGTTTGTACTTTTTTTGACCTGGTTTTTTCTTTCTAAAATAATATCTCCAATACAATCAATATCCTCAAATACAATAATTTTCTTATCAAATGATATATCCCTTTTTTCATTATCATAATTATAAGTGTCTTCGAAAAAATAATATTCTAATTGTTGTTTGGTCTTAATTATTTTCAATGGTATAACAACAATATGTCTTCCTGTATGATTTGCAATTGCTTTAATCAATGACGTTTTTCCAGTACCTGGTGGTCCGTGCAATCCAATACCAAGCGAATAAGGAATCCCTTTTTCATAATACCAATCTTTTCTTTTTATAAAATAATCTATTTTGTTAATGATATCTTGCTTACCATCAAAAAAAATATTTTTAAATGTTCTGTTGCTTTCAAATATATATTCGCTCCAAGACGCATATTTAGTATCTTCATCATCTATTTTAACTTTATCTAAAACATAAATAAATTTTTTGTTTGTACGTCTATCTTTTATAGATGAAAGATGCTGACTAGTAATATTATCAATATATTTTTTTAAATAATCAAGTGAATGTTTATACGAATAAATTTTTAAAGTAATGGTATCAGTTTTTGTAATAATTTTCTCCTCTTTTTGATTCCCCTCATCTTTTTCAATTTCAGAATGAACATAAATGTCATCATCAATTAAAAAATGCTTATTTTGAAAAACTATAAAAATATCTTCGTGTTTTTTATCTTCTCTATACTTGGCAGCGGAATCATAATTACTCGATGTTTCTTTTATTTGATAAATCGTCTTATTTTTTTCAATATTATTTATAATATAATTCCACATTGCTTTAAAGCGAGCACTATATGAAGATGTTGTAGTTAATGTGTGTGAATATGCTGATGTTGTAGAACTCTTTTTGCCTTCTAAAATAATTGTATTTTTTTTATAAAAAATATTTTTTATACTTTGAAGTGATATATTGAATATGAATTTATCAATACGATTGTCATAAATATAATTCATAATATAACCTATTACGGTCATAGCAACAACAGATAAAATAGAGTCTATAATCATATTATCTGTTTTAAAAAAACTAATAATATTCACTTTGATTATATTTAAATAATTTGTTCGTATATCTTCCATATAATTATTTTAATTGTTATAATTATATAGAAATCTTTAAATGTTATTATTTTATATTTTCTCAGTTACTAACGTTTTATCAGTTACTAACGTTTTAAAACGCACCAAAATGAGTTGAGACTTTATTCAGAAAATAAAATAGCATACCAAATAAAGCACTTGAAAAAAGGAAACCATTTATGTTGAAATTACCGTCATTTGAAAATAAAACTGGAAAATAACTAAATAAAAATCGTCTGAAAAATGGTAACTGAAATAAGAAATATAGTACAGCAAGTAACACAGGTGTTTGTATTTCATTATACATGTCATCTAGCGAATTACTACGATTCACATTTCTATTATAACTATCAATCATATCAGATGTTTGTTCATAATCCTTAATATAATCGGTTTGTCTTTCATGCATTGGCACATAATTAGGTTGGATTTGTGCGTCATTACTGTGTCCAGATGTGTTCATAGGAATGTCTCGAGATGGCAACTGTGTAGCGCCAGCAGTTGCTGCTTGTTGAAGTCCACTCACAATTTGACTAATAGTGGTTTGATCTAGACTAAAATTAGGGGTTTGCCCTTGATTAGGCATTTGTTGTTGTGGTTGTACTTGTGGTTGCTGCATTTGTTTTTGTACTACATTTTCAGAAGCATTAAGTGTAATATTCCCTCCTCCAACCGGATCGGTAGGTAAATCTAAAATACTTGTAGAATCGCCGCTCATAATTATTATAAAGAATGATTGATTATAATAATTACGCAAACCTATTTTTGTAAACTTATTCAAATGTCACAGTTTTGGCATTTGTATCACATTTTGTTGCTAGAGGATTATATTTATAACATTTATCGCCAGTTTTGTATATTTTGTCTTTAATATTATCTAAAGGTGGCGCATGAAAAATCAAACAATCTTTGTCTTTGCAAACAGTTCTAAAGAGAGACGCCAAACCAAAACCCAACAAAACAGACATTATGATTTTACCCGTTTCTGTATGAACAAATTTTCCAAGATATATTCCCATATATATTTATATTACTTTTATAATTACTAAAATAATTGCTAAATATTTTAACTTTGTATAGGTATAGAAGAAATTAGTGATTCATCTGTTGGACATTTTACTTCTTCTTGATCAAAATAAAAACAATTGTCTGCTTTATCCTTAAATAAAACCTTGTCAACATTTTCAGGACTAGGGTATATATATATATTTTTCATTTCAGGACCTAAAATGTAAATAAAAAATATACCAATAGCGAAACTTACTAGAAATACTGGTAACGAAATATAATTTAATATCATTATATATTTTATATATATTTTATAAATATTTATAAAATAAATTATGTCCTAATCCATTCATAAAATGTATGGGAATCCTTATACAAAAAATATTTTATTTTATCTGGTGGATTATATATTACATTCCATACACTTAACATATACTGTTCATTAAATCTTATAGAATATTCAAAATGTTCTTTATGAGTACAATCATACTTCATAGTATATTCTACAGGAGTTGGTATTTTTAATTGGGATAACATATTATATCTATAATCATTTTTAGATATACAATTTATATATTTCCCCTTTCTATATTTAATTCTTCCATAATATTCTAATATTAGATTTACAATATCTTTGGGAAATTTATCCATTATATATTTTTTATTACACTACGTTTTTATACTTTTATTTATTATATTAAACCTTTAGACATTTAAAACGCCGTTTTTCTTTTAATAATATATGACAGAATTCAAAAATATATTAATTGGAACTAATGCGTATTCATCTGATTGGACATTATCATTAAATAAATTAAAAGATAAACAAAATATAATAATTTGTAATTTTAATGATTTAAGCGTTTTAGAAAATATATTAATTACAAAAAATATATCATATATACTTCCTTTGTCAAATACAGATAATAATTTAATACAAAACAATATAAAAAAATTAAATATTAATATTAAAATATTATATCCAACTGAAGAAGTATTTAACTTGTTGAACAATAAAAATAGTTTTACCGAATATATGTTAAAAAAATATATTACTTGTATTCCAGATGTATATTATTTAAACAATATAAAACTAAAAGATGTCGAATTTCCTGCTATTAGCAAACCAATATATTCGACAAATGGTTTAAATATGAAAATAATTATGAATAATGATGATTTAGTAAAGTTAAATAATGATTATAACAATATTCAAAAATATATTACATATGAATATGAGTATGGAGGATATTTTTTATGTATAGATGGTATTATTATAAACTGGAAAATTATACGCTTTAAATATAATAAATATAATATTAAAAAAACAAATTTCCCAGAAAATTTTGAAAATGTTGAAAATATATCAATTGATATATTTAAAAATATAATACACAATTTAAATTATT